TTTTTTTACTTATCAAGACTTATAAAGAATATGTGCCCATCAATAGGTAATACTTAATAAGGTCTTATGTGTAGTAACCATTAGGCTCTAGAGAGTAAGAACTCACACTGACTAAAAATAAAAAATAATTAATTTTCAATATCAATGATCATATACTGCAAAGTTAAGTATATTCCAACTTCTCCATTGTTGAGTGCCTCATATAAGTCTTCATCAACGAAATCTCCAGATTCATCATATAGCCATTTATGAATTTGAATAATTTGTATATTCCCTTTTTTGTCTATTCTTGCTATTGGGTCTATTACGGACCGAACTATCACCTTCTTCTTCGTCTCAACATCAAGCAATGTGATAATTGTCATTTTAAAATCCTTATAAATATCCTGTATAACAACTACGCTCAATCAATAAAGATTTTTATATTTAAATTACTCAAATAGCAATCTTTTCAATCTAAAAAATAAATAAAAAACACTTTAATAGTATGTGCCTATTAGAAAAGATACCTTAAATATTCTACTAGCAATAAAAAACCGGTTTAAGGGCTGTTCATCTAAAATTCACAGGTACTTAATGAAGTTTTTTTTCTGTCTTTGCATCTTTCTGGGCTCACAAATTTTTCCAATAAAGTTAGTTAACCACAAAATACTTTCTTCACGATCTTCAAAATGAGGTATAAGACTTAAATCTACTTTTATCTTGCGATCAGCTAAAGGCAAACTTAAACAATGTTCAAAGTCTATTGAGCTGTACTTCAATTTGAGTCTTTTTTCTGCAGCTTGATTCTTTATCTCAGCCATAATGAGATTTAGATTAACAATCAAATTATTTGAAATTTTATTATTTTCATATACCCGTTCGTAAACTGTCTCAGCTACATCAATGTAATTTATTAGCTCTACATTCTTATTCATGACATTTGTACTCCGTTTTTTATAATTATCCGTCTAAAATAATGTTTATTTGATTTACTAAATCCTTCGCCTAGGTAAAGATTGTTTAAATTCTGTCACCCTGATTTTAAGTAAATATTTGAATTTATTATGCAATTACTGAGTTTTATAATATTTATATACATCTTTGTTCTTAACACCCCTTTTTTTCTATCTTTTGCCCATCGAGTTCACCATCAACACAAATAAACATTGTACTAATCCATAAAATTATGGAGATCAGCTTAACATAAAAAGAAAAAGCCCCCACTAATCAATAGTGAGGCTTTGCCGTATTTCTCGGCTAGCACATTTAAAAATCGATAGCTAAAAAAAAAGCCAACTTGTTAGAGTCAGCTTAATTCAATCGTTTGAGAATCATGCTTGCATAGTTATTGTCCGTTGCAATCTTCTATCATTTTTATTTTTATAAATATAATTTAAACCAGCCATGTGACATTTTGATTAAATTTCACTCAACACTTTTTTTTGTTAAATAAGTCACATTTAATCTTATTAATGCACTAACCATTACAACCAATAAACACAATGTGTATCAATTACTTCTGCTTGATTTTGTAAATTGCAGTATCCTTAGTTTACCTAACTGCCAAAATCAATAACACAATGGAATACCAAACACTTTTAGACGAATTAAATTCGCAGATTGAATATTACTCAAAAAGAACTGACTGCCCACCAACTAGAATTCGTATTGGGTATAAAACCTATTACAAATTAATGCAGAATCCTAAATTTGCCGATGAAGTATCAAACTCCGCTTTAGATCCAAACAAACGCAAATACAAAAAATTAAAAATAAAAGTTACTAAGGATGACAATCAACTTGAACTTGAATGATTTCTCATAAAAAAAGCCTACTCTTTCAAGTAGGCTTTCCCCTTATGACTTTTGCGCTGATCATTAAGGTTTATTGTTGTTTAAAGCAACACTCAGATCTTACAGAAATACTTTATAATAAAATAGCCCCGCCAATAATCGATATTTAGCAGAGCTTCTTAAAGCTTATACAGTTTATCGTGGAAGATATCTTTTTGAACCTGTGCTATTAAGGCAGTAATGTCCACCTCTAGGCCCAACACAATAAGTTCCAGATGTGCAGTAACAAGAGTTATTAGTCGTTTTACTATAACTTCTTGGAGTCCGTGTAGTAGTAGAACTTCTAGTTCTAGTATTATTATAGCCTTTTGATTCTCTTTGAGGAGTTGAGTAAACAGGCTGCCTGTTATCAAAACTCCCTTTTGAATATCTATAGGTGACTGGTGGAGTATAACAACCAGCAAAACTGCACAAATATTTAGTATCAATCCATTGTTGTCTATCCATATTTGGATTTAATAACGCCCATTCATCTTGGTACCAGAATACATAAACTTCACTTCCCCCTTTCAACTTTAAGATTTCTTTGCCATTTGGCATATCCTTGACTGGAGCGGTATCAACACTAATCCAATTTTTAACTGGATTAAACCTTTCAACTTTTTGCTGCGAAAAGTCTATGGACGGTATAGATACACATCCACTAATACCCAAAGTTATAACTAACCCTATTAAATAATTTTTCATTTTATTAACTTCTTAGAAAGAATAATTTTAATGCGAAGTAAACAATAAGCTACCTAATAAAAGCAACATATACTTTCATCTAATTTAAATACATAAAGAAAAATTAAAAAACCCGCTTCTAAAAAGAAACGGGTCAAAAAACAAAAAACTTTCAGCGCAGTATTTGTGACATATCATACAAGTTAGAAGATGTATTTACAATATACTTTAAGCTTAAGTTTTTGATGCTCTCAAAATATCCAAAACTCGCTTTGACATTTCATGCAAGTTGGACCCTATTGGTAGCCAAAAATGATAATTAATGTTGTCACGGTTAAAAACTTGCTTGTAGTACTCAGTTTTGAATGATGGATCAATGTCAGAAGCCTTAAGTAATCTGCCTTCTTTTTCGATCACTTGCCCATCTAGTTCACCACCAACACAGATATTCATTTTAAGTACCAAATTCTAATTAGACTGGACTATAGCATAAATATAAACATGCTTAAGTGGGCATTCTTAAACGCTTAACATTTAGACAAGCATTCAATTTAGATGATTTATAATGTAACGACCATGTATTTAGGATGAAGACAGCTAATGTGTGGTGTAAATCTAACCATTAAATCAAAGGAACATTACTTAATGCAAAGAAAAGGGGCGCTTTTAACGATTGTACTGGTGGCGCTTGGTGCCCACCACCAGTACAACACAATATCAACTCTACAATTAATTAATATGGAGGTGACACAAACAAATAACTATCATTTCTAATAGAATTTCAGGTGGCGATGTTTGGCGACGAGCCACCTGATTTAATTTTAAATCATAATTGAAATCTAGCAAGTATAAAAACAAAAAGCCCATCAAACGATGAGCTTTAGATCAGTGAATTACTTATACTTCGTCCACTATATCAAAAATATGCCATAAAGCGTCTAGACAGTCAACAAGTCTAAATTATGCTTTTCTACTAATTGAGAAGCTTTTAAACGTTCAACGATTTTAATCATTAGATCATTGGCAGTTATAACGTCGATTCCTTCAAATGCTTTTAGTGTTAATTGCAATTTATTATTAATTACATTTGTAATTATTGATATTTTACCAAAATAATCAGGGTAGTATTTCAAAGTTTCATTAACTTTCTCCCGACTAACGCCTTCATATAGTTTTACAGTGTATGTTTTCATTTGAACCTCCATTTTGTCTTAATCTTTTATCATGACCTAATAAATAAAATCTAGCGCAACTCACCATAATTGCGACCTGAGCTTTAGATTGGTTTGTTTCTTGAGCAACCTTCAACAATCCTTTATTTTCAACCTTATTTTTAATTAAACAAATTAATGCAAACTTAGTTGTAAAATCTGTTTTATCAGAATTTAATAGACTTCGTAAAAGTGCTTGAATTTGATCCGCCTCATAATCACTGATCTCACATCGAATATAAGATTTACTTTTTTGTACTTCTTTGCCAGCTTCACGCATCAACCAGTAAATTTGATTGATATGAAGCCCATCTGGCAAATCACCCCCTTTCATTCTAACTGTTTCACACCATGCGCCAAACTGCTCTAACCAACCGTCAATAGTATATTTAGACCAATCCATTTGTTGTGTTTTTAAAACTGCACTCATTTTTCACCTACCAATTGCTCAATTTGTTTAATCGCCACGCCTGCTTTCACTTGCTCTGTGCTGAACCGTAAAACTGTAAAACCCATCATTGCTGCGGAGTTGTATTTCTCCATATCCCCTATATAGCCTTTGCCCCTTGTATGACGGCCTCCACTCCAGATCCCGCCTTCAACCTCAATCAAAATTTTTGTACCAGTAATCAGAAAATCAGCTCTCCATTTGCGTTTTGGATGGAACTTATATTCCTGTTCAAAACCGATCTTGCATGCTCTTAAATGCGTTGCCAGAACCATTTCACCCACACTTGGTTGTCTGGCAACTTGCTTTGCTGAACGCCGCTTTTTATTTTTCTTTATCGGAAATAACTTGCGGTATTCAGCAATGCTGACTGATGACATCAAGCACCACCTTTCAGCAAATTTTTCAACTGATTAGCAAAGCAGTTATAAACTCGTGCTTTATCTTGATCGCCAAAAAGGCTTGAAGCATGAGCATCGTGTTTATACTTTTGAACTAGGTTTTCAATTGAACTTCTTAGCTCAACTAAATTCGCTTGTTGTTCTTTTTGAATCTCCCAAGCCCACTTTCCAGATTTACCCTCAAACTCACTCATGACTGGCTCCTTTTCCTCTGGCAACTTAGTCATAACACCATCTGGAAATTTAAAATCTCCATGCCACTTCCCGTTTTCCCAAATAGACCAAATCCCACATTCATCACTGTTGTAGTAATATCCAGCCTGCCAATGTGTCGCACCTTTAGGGCGGCGTTTTAATATTTGTTCAAACATAACCGCCTCCGTATATTGATTCGTAATCAGCAATTGCTTGAAGCAACTTGTATCCAGCCGATTCAGGCCTGTTTTTGCAATGAGACAAGTCATATAGCTTTACATCATCAATGCCGCCCCATGATTCAACCAAATCAACCGACTCCACCAGACGTTTAAGCTCAACCAAATCTACAAAATACTTTTCACGATCTGCTGGGCTGACTTCTACGCTTTGACCACATTGGAACTCATAACCCTCATTCCATTCAGTTGCGTTAGAAGGGGCTGAATCTACGATTTCCTTCGCGTATTTCAGCCCTTTATCTCTAATTAATTTAGTTGCTTTCATGTCTGTATCCTTTCTCATCTAGCTCTTTACGCGCCAACCACCACAAAACCACCGCACCGCTAATAGCTGATGTAAAAAATGAAATGAGTAAACCCCACGCTAAAATCTCGAATTTATTCATACATTCGCCCCATCAATTAGCTGAAGAATATTTCGAGGAATCGGCATACCTTCACGGCGGCACATCTCTGCGTATTCGTGCGGATTGTCGAAAGGATCTGGCCCTAATTCTTTTGCAAATTCAGGCTCTTTTTCTTTTGCCTCAAGTTTTTGTACTGGTGCAGTTTTACGGCCATTAATCTTTAATCGTTCCATCAAAGATTTGAGATGCTTTTGCGCTTCGTCATTTGAAACAGGCTTATGCACCTTTTGCTCATTTTTCTGAGCTAATAAAATTGGTTCTTGGTACCAAGCTTGGGTTTTACCCTTCAGTTGTGCTTCAGCCTTGTATTCATCATAGATTTTGATAAATTCCATTTTGGCTTTGTACATTTCACCATCTTGGATTAGTGAATAAACTTGGTCTAAAACAAATTTGGTCAAGGTTGTAATTTCTTGGTTCTGCTCTCTTCCGTCTGGCAATGTCACTTTTTTGTGTTGAGAGATCTGAGTGTATTCACAAGCCTTAACCCAAGCCTTCTCAGCGCTCCACCAATCATCACCCATGCACATAGCACGGAATTCAGCGAAGTTAGGCATGTATGTATTTGTACTTGCGTAAAATAGCGCTAAGCCTCTTTGAAGTTGGTTAGGTGTAACCCCAACCAATGCTTTAGCAAGCTGCTGTTCAACGATTTGCATTGGAACGGCATTTTTCCCCTCTACTGGAAAATTCTTATTGAACTGAACAGCGTATTTAGTTCTGTAAGCCGCAATTAGTTCTTTTAAAAAACTTTCAAATGGTGCTAATTCATTCATGATTAATAGCCTCCAAAATCTTGTGACACTGGCGTAACGTCAATCACGTTTGAACGGTTGCTCTCAGCGTACATTTGAGTGAAATAACCCGGTTCTTCAGGAACGTTATGAGATTGTGGGTTTTCCTGAATTTGATTTTGGCGAGGCTCAAATACACCCTGATAATTTCCGATAATTGAGTTTTCCAGTGATTGGTTAGCCAAAGGGCCAAACGAGATAAGTTTTTTAAGGATTAGCTTTACTGCATTTTCAGAAAGTGGTTTTTTGATGCTGATACGCATATCAACAAAATTGTTCCACAGCTCTGGATCTACACATGCTGGTAGTTCAACTAAACGTGGATTAAATTCAGTTGGTTTTTCTGATTTAGGTTTTTCAGAAACAGGCTCTCTTTTTTTATTTATTTTTTTATTACTTTGAGAGTTGTTTTTGATAGTGATACTTTGTGTGTTAAAAATTTTTACTAGTAGCGGTAAAAAATTTTTACTAGTGTAGTTAAAATTTTTAACTAGCAGTGGTAAAGAATTTTTACTAGTTTGGCCATAAATTTCAGGTAGTAAAAAATTTTTACTAGGGAATTTAAGCACTAAACCAACGCTAGTATCGTTACCTAATTTGAATGTATTTCCATGAATTGTGCTTGGTTGTTCCACGACTAAACCAACTTTAATTAATTCATTAAGGCATTTAACAACTGTCGGTCTACTCTTCCCTGTAATCTCTTCAAATTGAGTTAAAGAGATGGAATCCATCTCCTTATTCCAGCCACGAGTTTTACGGCAAATAACTAAATAAATTTTGCATGCAGCATCAGAGATTTTATTTAAAACCTCGTCAACAAATGCATTAGGCACTTGAAAGGAATTAGGCACAAAATTACTCATGTACACCGACCTTAGGCTTTACATACCCACCAAATTTTTGAACCAAGTCAGCATTAGCCAAACTATTAACGATCTGCCCTGCTAACCACTGATTAATGCGAAAACGCTGTGCCATAGTTTGTGAAAATTCTTCACGCGTTATTGCAGCATTATTTTCGTCATAACCTTTGGCTCTTAGATTTTTACGGTTACGATCATGTAGCTCATTGAGAATCACTAACGCTGGATCAAAGAAGGACTGAATTTCCTGAGTCTGTTTGTACTCAGGTTTATACTTAAATTGACTATTCATGACACCTCCGCTAATGCTTGCTCAGCTTTTGTTAGGCGGCGTTTAGCGTTGAGCTCTGCTACTGTTGCTGTACGGATTTCTTTTGATGAAACCAGAATCAAATGATTCTCCGATTTGATAGTCCACAACCTAGTCAAAGTTTTATTTTTAACCTCAAATAAATCGTTTGATTTAAAACTTCGACACTCTTTAGTAAGTACTACAACGTCACCTATTAAAAAATCTGGTGAGTTGAGTTCGATTGGTTGTTCTGATAAATTGTTTGTGTTCATTTGATCCACCTCAATTGAATGCCTAACCACTCCTGTTACAGCAGGTAGTGGTTTTTTAATATCCAAGCTTTTCTTTTTGACCACTGATTTCGTCATGAAATAAGTCATCCACCGTTTCTATACGGTTCATCCAGCTTTTAGACATAACTAAAAGTGCAGCAACACGTTCTTTATCAATGCTCTGATAATCTTTAGGAACGACTTTTAAACCAAGTAAACTCAATAGCTCGCAAAACATTTCAATTTCATTCAAGCCATTGTTTTTCTTATCCGTTTTAAGCCGAGTAATAGTGCTTGGATCAACTTTTAATTGTTCAGCAATCTCTTTTTGATTGCTTATATCAAGACCATGCAATATGCGGGATACGCCATTTCTGGCGCTTGCAGATATATCAACTGATAATTTGCTCATGGTTAGGTCCTAAGCTATTAATGATCCAAGGTTTCTACTTTTTGTCGTCTGAGGACGAAGTTCAATCCAAATATCTTGATAGTTATCAGGGAAAAGCTCTTTTCGTGTTGTTAAGCCAAGATCTTCGGCAATAACTGCTAGCCTGATTTTTCTATCAAGGGGAATAGCTTTCCATCCACTAACTGATGACGGTGCAATCCCTAAAAGTCTTGCTACCGCTGTGACACCACCTAGCTTGTCAATAAGTTGTGCGTCATTCATAACGTGCTCCTAATTTTTCTTTAATTATTAGGCATTCCTTATATTAAATCAATAGGAATGCCTAATTTTATTTATGTTAGGATTCCCTAACATTGTGAGGATTGTTGTATGAATACTCTTGCTGAACGACTTAGGTATGCCATGGAAGTTTTGCCCCCTAAAAAGATTAAGGGTGTTGACCTAGCTCGTGCTGTAGGAGTCAAGCCACCTTCCGTTAGTGACTGGCTTAGTGGCAAATCAAAAACTATGGAAGGAGAAAATCTTTTAAAAGCCTCTAAATTTTTAGGTGTTAATCCTAATTGGCTCGCTACAGGTAATGGTTCACCGACAAATAACAATATTGAAGATGACCAACTATCAAATGTTATTTTTAGAGATTTGAATCTTCACAAAATTCCTATTCTTGACTTTGTGCAAGCAGGTTTCTGGCATGAAGTCGTTTATGACGGTACTACTCCTCATAGTTATACCTATACAGATTATATAAGTTCCAATCCTGAGGCTATTTTTAGTGTCATAGTCCAAGGTAATAGCATGGAACCAGATTTTAAAGAGGGTGATATGCTTATTGTGGATGCATCTATTGCTCCTAAACCAGGAAGCTATGTAATAGCACAAAATGGTTCACATGAAGCAACTTTCAAAAAATACCGTGTTTTATCTCATGATGAATATGGTAGGGATATATTTGAATTAATACCTTTGAATAAAGATTTCCCAATATTATCGTCAATAACCCATGAGATTCGAATCATAGGTGTTGTGGTAAGACATATGAGAGATTTTAAATAATTTTATAAATTTAACATTACATTACGACTGGGACTATTATGACTACTTTACAAGAACAAATTGAGAATGCTCGTATGCAGGTACATACGGATTCTTATCCAATGTCAATTGGTGAACTTGTTAACCTGTATGATGATGGAGAACTTGATATTCATCCTGAATTTCAACGACTTTATCGTTGGTCAGATGAACAAAAAAGTAAATTAATTGAATCTATTTTATTGGGTATTCCTTTACCCTCGATTTTCGTGGCCCAACGAAAAGATGGCGTATGGGATGTTGTAGATGGTTTACAACGTATTTCTACAATCTTATCCTTTCTTGGAAAATTAAAAGATGAAGAAGGAAAAGTTAAAGAGCCTCTAGTTTTACAAAAAACTAAATATTTGCCCGCTCTTGAAAATAAAGTTTGGGAAAATCCAATTAATCGTGATTTAGAGATTGATATAGAAATTAAACGAATTTTTAAGCGTGAAAAAATAGACATCAAGATTATTAAACGTGAAAGTGATAATGATACAAAATTCGAGCTTTTTCAAAGGCTAAATACTGGTGGTTCAAAACTATCTGATCAAGAAGTTCGAAACTGCATGTTATTAATGCACAATAAAAATGCTTATTTCTGGTTAAAAGATCTAGCAAAAAATTCTGACTTCCTGAATACATTACCTATTTCTGAGAAGCAAACTGAAGAATGCTATGATCAAGAATTAGCTTTTCGTTTTTTTGTTCAAAGACATAGTGATGGCACAACTCGTAAAGAACATTCGGATGTAGGTCCATACCTCAATGCTGAGTTAACCAGACTTTTTGATGAAAAAAGTGGCTTTAACTATGATGAAGAACAAGGAATTTTCATCAAAACTTTTAAAATAGCTAATCAGGCTCTAGGTGAGGATGCTTTTAAAAAATTTAATCATTCAAAAGGAAAATATGAAGGAGCAATTTCATTACCAGTTTATGAAGCCATGTCTGTTGCTTTATCCAACCTCATTAAATCTAGTAAATATGACGATGAGCAATTGATAGATTTGTATAAAGATAAAAGTAAAGAGTTAACTGCTCACGAAGATTTTAAAATCTCTCAAGAAAGAAGAGTTCGACCTCTAGACAGAATGGTATTAATGTCAACTATAGGGCAGGAAATTCTAAAATGAAAATTCGTAACTCTTATGAATTAGAAGCCAGTATTGATAATGATATTCTCTGGAGAAAAAGAGAATTCACAACATTAAAGTTTTTAATTCAAGGGGCGCGAAAACATGAAAGAAATGTTCTAATTAGATCGGCAATAGTTCTGCTATATTCCCATTGGGAAGGCCATATTAAACATTGCGCTCTAGCATATTTAAACTATCTCAATCATAAAGGTTATAGTTATGAACAGCTTAAAGATAATTTTTTACTGCTAAGTTTGAACGAAAAATTTAATCAAGGCTTTTCAATAAAAAAATTTCCATCTCAGAAAGAAATTTTTGAATATTTTCGGAGTCCAAGACATGAAAGTTTTCTTATTAAAGAAAGTCAAGTTATCGATACAGACTCTAATTTAAAATATGAAATTGTCTTAAATATTTTAAGACAACTTGGATTAAATGAAAAAGTTTTTGAATTAAAGCAAAATTTTATTGATTCTAAACTAGTACGTTGCAGGAATTGTATTGCCCACGGTGAGTTTTTACCAATCGATGAAATAAATGATACTTACAATGAGGTAGAAACTGAACTTTTAGATATGATTCAAATATTTCAAGATTTGATTAGAGATGCGGTAAGCAATCAAGATTATTTAAAGAAAGTTTCCTAAGAAACTTTCTTTAAAGGGATATCTTTAATTACTTGAACGGTTAAATGTCTTAATCTTATTCTGCTATTTAAAAATTCATTGGTACTTTTAGATCTTAAGATCTTCATTAATTTTTTACATTCGCCTATTGAATTACTTTTAGGCTTAATGATAATCATATGATTCTCTACTGCCACCATCTCATTCATATCTATTAAACTTGCCGTAGCTCTGTACTTATCACCAGGACTAGAGGTTCTCTTAATAATTATAAATGGTGGCGAAATAACTGTTCCATTAAATTTTCTACGTTCATTGGCTTGCGTTATAATCTGCCATGATGGGGTATTTTTTGAATGAAAATATGGATATTCGGGTCCTACCTCTGGATCACGATACGCAACTAAAGGTCCAGTTCGAACTTCAAAGTTATCAGAAAGAGGAATATATTCACCAAAGGACTCCTGCCAAACAATTTTTTTATTGTTTTCCTCATCAAGAATTTTGCCTGACAGTATAAAAACATCTACATCTGTTTTTTTATTAAAACGCCCCCAAATTTGACATATTGCGTCTGACTTCAAAGAGCAAAAATCTCTGAATAAGTTATATCTACTACCTGATCTCAAGACATCAGGTAAGATAGCTGAAAAAAAGCAACCTTCGGGGAATATTCTTAAAAAATGATCAAAAACTATACCTGCCGCGTTAATTTTTCCTGATTTCCAATAATATTTATTTGGCGAAGGCCAAATAGAAAATGGAGGATTAAGAATAGCATGTGTCACTTCACTTACATCATTTTTAGTTAGAGTTAAGACATCTTTTACTTGTATATTAATAAAAAAAGATAAGGCATCCTCAATAGAACAGTCTTTATTTACACCACGTCTTAATGCTTCAATGACAAGTCTTAATTTAGTAGATTCAATAAAGGATTCATGAATATCAAATCCCCAAAGCACTTTCCCCCATTTTTTTAGTGTACTTGATAAATTTTTCTCTACTCCCAACATTCTTGAACACTCGATTAGTAAATTACCAGCACCACAAGTAGGATCAAGAATAATTGAATCAAAAGTTACAGCCGAAGGAAAAGCTTTAACAGTTGCAGTAGCCAAAATTTGACCAGTAAAAAAACTACCAGCCTCTCTCATTTCTTCAATAGTTAGGCATTCTCTTAAAACAAGATCAATAGAATCTAAATCAATCGCTGCATCTAACAAGGTTAAATCTGTACGTTCAATAGTATTTCTTAAACTATTGTTATGATTGATCAATTGATTCATTTTAAAAAACTGCAGAAATATAGGAATATATTCTAATATTTTTAAACTTTAAATTCTATATTGACAAATAACAACTACTTGTTTTCTAAAACAATATTTATTTTTGAATAATTTAAAATCTGCAGGAGTTTAAATCAATATCTATAGAATATCTTAAGGTATACCTAATAATAAAATATTAGGCATACCTATTTACTTAATAATTAGGTTTACCTAATATTTATTTCGTAGACAACAAAAAAGCACACCGCCCCTCCCCAGGTCCGATGTGCTTTTGCAAAACTGCGAGATCAATTATGAACGTAAAAGCTCCTCCTTTCAACTCATTTGCATTTGTCAGCATGGCTGCTCTTGCAATCTCTGGTGGTTCTTTAGTTGCTTGCCAATTGCAACCAGCTTTCCAAGCAAAAGAAGCCCCTTCTCTATTTACCCCTAAGACTCAATCAAGTACTTACGGTGTTTTAACCGCAAAAATCACAGGTAAACATTCTGGCGTTGCAGTCATCAAATTAGATAGCTTCCGTTTAAACGTTAGCTTTGATTTTGAAGCTCATCCAGACAGTTACGGCGTTCCGGGTTCTGAATTCACTGCTGTTGATATTACTCAACTCACAGTAAATGAAATTACTGATGTTAATGGTAAGTCATATAACGATTTCACCGAATTTGAAGACATCCGCAACATTAATAACCTTCTAAAAGGCTTCATCGAACGTAATAAGTTGGTGGAGGCTTAAAGATGTCTAATTTCAAAAAGCACCCTGATGGCTACAAGTCTTATTTGGGCCGTGACGACCAAGGTCTTTATTCCGTGCGTATTAAGTGGGCTATCTATGCTGCAAATGCTAACGGCTCAGTACTTTACGAAATTAAAGATGGCATTAAAAAGCCACTTAATGTTGAGCAATTTAAAGCTAAGGAACCAAAGGTTTTCGCTTCTCTTATGCAAGAAATCGATTTTCAACGCAGAAAGCAGCTCGCTATAAAACTGCGTGAAACAAATATCCCTACTTATGACCGCAAGGCTTACAAGCAAAAACGCGGCTTCACCGGTTCTAGATGAGGATAAGAAAAATGACAACTGAAAACTCAAAAGACAACTTACATATCTGGAATGCAGTTAAGCAAACGCCTACCAATTTTCTTAAAAAAATTGAGTTTGGTTATTTAAAAGGTAAATCAGATATTAACCCTCAATGGCGATTAATGGCTATGACTCAGGCCTTTGGCCCGGTTGGTCATGGCTGGACTTATAGACATGTACGTTTATGGTCTGAAACCGCGCCAGATGGAACAATTATGGCTTTTGCTGAAGTAGCAGTAAAAACCAAGATTGATGGTGTTTGGGGTGAGGAATTTTTCGGCAACGGCGGTTCAGCAATTGTTGAAGTTCAAAAAGGCAAATTAGTAGCGATTGATGAAGGTTATAAAAAGGCCGTTACTGATGCTCTTGGTGTAGCGTTTAAAGCTATTGGTGTGGCAGCTGATGTTTACCTCGGTAATTTTGATGGTAGTAAATATCTATACAACTATGACTATGCATATCTAGAGCAAAATGCCTCAACCCCAGCAGGTCAAAATTCAAACCAGAATAACCAGACAACTGCTCAGGGTGCTAACCAGAAGCCACCTCGTACTCAGGACCAACTATATCAAGATGCTTTAAAAGCAATTAAAGATGCTCCAGACACTAACATTTTAAATGCTGCAATTAAGAGGTTTAAAGGTACTACGTATGAGGCAGGTATCAATAGAGCATGCCAAGCACGTGCCGATCAGATGGGTTGGGCCCCTAAAAACCATCCTCAGCAAGTTCAGCAACAACAGTCGTTACATCACTAAAAGGAGAGCTTTTCATGTCTAATTTACTAACTGCAGCTGAAGCATTTGCAGCTCTTCAAAAAGGTAAAACTGTTCTTTGTCGTCCTATTGGAGACATGTTGGACTTTTCTGACTTAGATCAATTCCCCGCTTCTGTGTTTGGTAAACCGGGTTTTGAATTTTGCATCAAAATCGAAACTATTGAACTGGCTGGCATTACCTTCACAAAGCCTTTAACTATTGACGAGTATGAGGAAGGTCAGGATGTATTTGTACTTACTACATATTCACCTGCGATTTATGTAGTTAATTTTAAAACCCCTGCATTAATTGAATCTATTAATAGTGGCTTTGTTCAGCGTGATGCCGAAAATGCCAAGCTTCAATTAAAAGCTTTTTCAAAAGCACTTGGTATTGAAATCAACAATGATTTAAGTGTTATTCGTCTTGGTGAGGAACCTAAAAAACAGAGAGGCAAAAAATCAAAAGCAGAAAAGCCTAGTGACGTTATTTCTGCAGAAACTCAGCCAACAATTGTTATTACCGAACAAACAAATGTCACCACATCTGAGGATCTGTTAGTTCCAGAAACTAACGAGCCTAAAGTAGATCCTGAATATCTGAAGACATTAGATACCCTTCTCCAGCGTGTTAAAGAGTCAAAAACACCAGAAGAAGTAAATGCAGTTTATCGATACACACGTACTTGGTCAGATAAACAAATGGAGCCTTTGCTTCTTGCAACTCACAAGCGACTTGAAGAGCTCGAAAAATCTAAAGTATCTGCAACTGAACCGACTTCATTAATGGTCCAGATCCAAAACGCACCAGACCTTACAACACTGGATGCTTTGGAAATAGATGTAGCTGCACGTGATCCGCTAATTCAACCAAAGCTAATGGGCTATATAAGAAAACGCCGCTATGAATTAGAGAATCCTACACCTACTCAACCTGAACCTACCCCTGATTATCTATTAGTGGACGGTTTCTAATATGAAAGATCAGTACAAGAAAGTGAGCCAAAAACACATGCTTGGTTTTATGTACTACTTGCAATTGCTGGGCTACGTAATAGTCCGGCAAGGCATGGATCAAGCAATGTTTCTTACCAAGCATTATGCGGTACCAGTCGCTTGGCGCCGCATAACGATCGACTATCACAACCGATTAAATAAACCGGCACAACAACTTTATAAAGAGTTTGTTGAGTGGACTAAAGAAGAATATTTGAGGGCTTAAAAATGGAAGTAAGAATTAAATCTGTAAATGGCTCAAGTCCTTTACCAGCAAATTTACAAATGGATGTTGTTTATAAAGCTGTTCGCATAGATGCCAATCGAATGAAAGTAACTTGTGATGATGGTCAAGTGATTACAACAAGCATTTCAAAATCTGGTTATTTGGGCAATTGGGGTGAATGGGAAATTTTAAGTGAGGATTCTCAACAATGAGCAAAGTTATTGGTGAAGTTAATTTGAGCCCTAGCCGTATTGAAGGTACTCCGGATCAGGTAGCTGTTCATATTTTTGAAAAAATCATTTGTCCAAGTACTGAGGAGCTTCTCAAAAATAATCCTGAGGCTGCAAAGGTTTTTACATATCACATTTTTGGTTTAGCACTGTCTCAACTAGCAGAGTTTCATTCAACCAAAAGTCTAGATAAAGCTGTAACCGTTACTCTTCACAACCTTTTGCGTCAATTGAAGAAAGAACGTAATGAGTTGAGGAACTAAAGGATGAGTGGATTAAAAGTTAAAACATGTGATTTTTGTGATGACGGGAACGGTGAATGCATTTTCCCTTATTACGGTCTTGCCCCTCATATTCATACGAAGCCAATTGGCGGTACTGAATTTATAGATGTTTCATTACCTGAAAACTTTAGTCCTGATGGGGATGGTTTAGGCATATATACACACTGTCTGTATTGTGGTGGTGATGGCACATATGAAGGCATCAAGATAGAAGTTAAAGCGGAAAGTAAGGAGATTTAAATGTCACGTTTAACAAAATTAGATCGTATGACACATGCAGAAAAAGAGGCTGCTAAGAAGGAATTTTGGGAAGCTGCTGATAATCAAACTTTTCCACCTGAAACAGTAGCTATTGTTATGCACGTATCCTTACCGTGGTTGCAGAAGAAAAGATGTGAAGGTGGCGGCATTCCATTCTCTAAACCTCATAAACGACAAGTAAATTATATGAAGTCTGATGTTTTGGCTTATATTGAACAAAACAAAATGGCACATACAGCATAAGCGGCTAAGTGCCGCTTTTTTAATCACCAAAAATAGACCTTTAATAGACTTAAACTTGAAAAATAGACCGTATTTATCAAAATAGACCATTAATAGACTATTTTTGTATTGCTAAAGATTGTGTAATATTGCATTGTATTGCTTTAATATAAATTATTAAAAATATTGATTTTTTAATATCGCTAGGTATTGCTTAATATTGCAATGTATTGCTAGAATTGAGAAAGACCCGCTGAACTTTAGGGTTCAAGGGTAACGACATG